TAAAATATAGAAAATAAAAATAAAGAAAAGAGAAATAACTAGATGAAAGGAAAAAACAATCGAATCTCAAAAATAGAAGAAATTGAAAAAGGTCAAGAAGTTCAGGTTGAATTTTTATATATAGGGAAACAGGAGAAAATCAATGACTGCACACCCTATAATTATGCTATAGGTGCTATTGATTTCAAGAACTTGGTTTCCCATAGATTTGATGACAGAAACAATGAAGAAATTTGTGAAAAAGTTGTTGTATATATTGTTTTGCGAGAATATCAAGATGGCAAGCATGACATACATTACATTGATGTAAGTAACATCCTGAATGATGAAAGAAAAGATTCTGAAAAAGCATTAGATGCTTTAAAGAAACAGATGGAGCGTCTGTCTATCTTATCTTACAAAGAGTTTCTTGATGCTTTTGGAAATAATGTCATTACATTTACGCCAGAAGTCATTACTGTTTTATCAAGATATGGTTCAACAAATACAAATCTTCTGTTAAAATTTGATATTTCAAAAAATGACGTATCAAATGTGTCCGGCTCATCAGATTCAACACTGGTAAGTATAAATAATTTATATACTTATAATGTGTTTGACACCTTTTCAAAAAAGACTGAAAAAAAGAAGACAGACTTTAAAACTCTCATCAAACAGTCTAGTCAAGGAATTATAAAACCTCATTTTTGTGTTATGGTTAAGAAATCAAAAAAATCATCAAAACAAAATGAGTGTCCAGAACATCCTTTGAAGTCAACTATCCTTGATAACAAAAACAACAATGATAAAAAAGAGAAAGCAAAAACTTCTCATTTACAAAGGGTTTATTACCCAGCATTGGTAGTTGGTGGCCTAGACAATGAAGATAAAAGTTATCTACTTTGGGAAGACTTCTTTAACTTGATTGTTCAGGCGCAGGAAGTCATTGAGATGGTTGATAATGGGGCTTTCTTTGTTGATGGTATTTTGTATTTACCAAAAATCGTTGATAAAGCTTCTGATTAATTTTTAGGTTTTAAAAAGACATCTATTATTGAATTTAGTAGATGTTTTTTTATTGATTATAATATTCAATGTAAAAACAAGTTTTACAATATTATTATTTTACAATTCAAAAAAGGAGGTTCATGAAAATGAACAATAATAAATTAACAAAAATTGCCGCTAAAGGCATGACAAAATTTGACCTTGCACCCAAAAAAGAGGTGGCAATTGAGCAGCTTAAATCCATCCAAAAGGAACTTGCTAATATTGGCAAGGAATACAAATTGAACATCATTTCAAAGCTTGACAACTTTCGTGGAATTGCGAAAGCTTTACAAGCACTTCGTGTATTAGGAGTTGATGTACTGACCTTAGAAGAAATCAAAAAAATTGGTTTCTATACTAAGTTAGCTCGTCAAAATCTTTTTGAAGAAGTTCTGCTTCGTGAAAAAGTCTTTGAAAAGGCTCTGAATAGCTGGGTGGAAGCTAAGTCTGTTTTTGATTTAGGCATCAGCTTTGATGAGAATTCTAAAGAAGCAAAAGTAGACGGCAACCATGACATCTATCTAAAGATGTCTGATAAGAAGCCCGGAAAACTTGTAGACATCATTGCAGAAATTGACCAAAACATTGATTTCTGTGAGAAACTGATTTGCCAAAGCCGTTTCAAAGAAATTCAAGCTGCTTTTGTAGGAGTTGGATATGATGAATTTGCAGAGGATTTCAAGAAAGACTTGCGAATCCTTAAAGGTCAATTTGTTATCCTAAAAGAATCTCTCAATGGCTACAATATCAATCTTGAAGAGTATGTAGAACATACTCTAAAAGGAATGGTTGATTTTGCCAACACAGCATTTAACCATTACACAAACATCAATACTCTCAAAAAAATGGAAGAGTATGGTAAATTTGTGGACATGGAAGAAAAGCGCATCAAAGACGAAGAGAAAGCAGCAATTGATTTCTTCTGGGGAACATTCAGTAAGAAATTTGTCTGGAATGTTATTCCGAAAGATTTTGCTTTTGCAGTTTTCCGTAAAACAATCGGCGGTCTGACACAGACTCGCTTCCATGAATTAAGTCAAGAATGGATGAATGATAATCCAAGCTGGACTTACAAATTCGGCAATCTAAAAATTGTTGTTGGGTCTAAAATGGATGAGGTTGAACCTCTCGAAAAAGAACTCAACATCAAAGTGAAACGTCAAAAAACCGTTCGTGGTTATTTGCGTCTTGCCAAATAATGTTATCAAACATAAAATAAAGTCTTTTATTCAATAAATAAAAGGCTTTTTTTATTTTATAACTTATGTTATAATAGAATCAAGAATATATATCAAATAAAATAATTGGAGAATTAATAATATAATATGAATAAAGCAAAATCTTTTTTATTCAAATTGATTGATGATAGAAAATGGAAGGTAACTCAATCATTTGAATTTGATTATCACAATGAAATTTGGAACAGGTTGGCCCTTGAATACTTGGTCAACCCTAAAAGCCATGAACCTAAAATCTTACAACTAAAACAAATTCAAGCAGACCTTTTTAATTCAGATAAACATGATTACTGGCAGCGCAAACTACAGAATAAGTCTTTAGAAGACTTTGAAATTGCTGTATTGTTGAGTACCTTTGAAAACTGGTATTTAAAACCAGAAAGTATTACATGGTTTGCATCTATGTTCAAGAAGTTTGAAGAAAAATATAGTCAAAATAATTATGTAGGCAGCAAAAACAATTTTTTCTCTGAAGTCAATTCAGCATTGTCTAAAAAAGAACATAAAATGTCTGTTGTGTTCGTTCAATCTTTAGCGTCTGACAAATTACTAGACCAAAAGATTACAGAATTAGATAAAAAATATCAAGATATTAAAGGAGTATTTTAATGATGAAAAGAAATGATTTATATGATTTATCTAGAAAGTTAAACAAAGAGCTTTCTGAAATTACAGAAGATAAACGTTATGTTGATGTTGATTTTGTAGGACGCTTCCGTGGCTCTAATTTTGGCAGCTTTTATTGGGGTGGCCTAAATACCAATGTTTTTCAGTTGCTCTTGACCGTAAAAGATAATGGTAAATACACGTTTACTGTAAAATTTGTGGATAGTGTAGAAGATTACAAAAACAAGGTATCTGATTTAGATATTAAAGAATGTTCTAGCATGGTTTGTTTTGACAACTACGAATTTACTACATACGAATCACTTGTAGACCATATTCAGATTATGGTAAGAACGTTATTCAAATTGTATGGTATTGAAAAGAATGAGGAGAATTAATAATATGGCATTATTTCAGTCAAGAAATTTTAAAGCGGAGCGTGCAGCACGCGCCGCATCAAGAAATAATCAAAAAGAAAACAGCCTAAGGCCAAAACCAAAGCTAGAGCCTAAATTCCTTTATGGCCATAAGGTTCATTTTATGGCTAAGGATAAACGCCTAAAAAACAAGAGAAAAGCTTACTTCTGGAAAGCTGAGGTTGTTCATCCTTTATCAAGAAGAAAACAATTCCTTGAAAAACATGTTCCAAAGTTGGAACGATATAAAGACAGGCGATTCAACAAAATCGACAGATACATTGACCTTGAATATAAGCAACTAGAAGCACTTGAACTACGGCCGACTGCTGTGATTTTCGGTCTAAAAACTAAAAACAAAGAAATTTCTTATAAAGACGGAACGATTTCTGTTAAAACTGGGCACAACCCAGAAAATCCCAAATTTCAAGCTATTTTAACATTTAAAAACGTGGATGGCTCAGATAACGAGTTATCATTTAGTAAAAAAGAAATTATGGAATTATGGTTACTTCGTCGCCTAGAAACGTCTTTTAGTGGCCCTGTTGGCAAATGGGAAGTCCAAGACTACTATTACCGTGCCAGAGCTGTTCTTAGAGTTATTTATGCTCTACTGGTTAGTTCCAAATAAAACAAAAAAGACGTAAGTAAAATTTACGTCTTTTTCTTTCTTATATTACAGTTTAGATTTATTAATAATGTAAATCAATCTGTAACTCGCCAGAAACCTTGTGTTCCATATCAAAGATATTAAGCATATCTTCTGAATGAAGATGTTTAATTCGCTTCCTGACATCTTGGTCTACTAAGTCAGGCAACACCTTAGAGTTCTTCTTAATGTAGTCCGCAGGAACGAATTTGTTATTTCCTGTATAATTTTCGATTAAGTCATACAAGAACAAATCCCCAAAACTTTCAAACAGTGGAACAATTGTGTAACCTGCTGCATCAATAGCGGCTGCATAACTCATTGACTCTACATTTTTATAATCATATAGAGAAACAGCTTTATCTAACAGCAAACTCTTTGTCCAATGTCCAAAATCGTTAAGCAATTTATTAAAGTCTCGCTCAACCCAACCGGAACGAAATTCAGCCTGAGTAAGACCAACAACAGCATACCCACCGGGCTTAATGACTCCGAAATCAAGAGGCATAATAGTCTTTTCTCCAGACCAACCAACTGATTTCTCCCAGATTTCAGCCTCAACGCCATCAAAAGACTTAGATAAAACCTTGAAGAAATGAGGTTGATATTCCTCGTCTAGTTCTATCAATGCAAACACTCCTCCAATAGGGATATTTTTTACAAGCTCTGACGGAGCAAACACAACTGATGATTCCATATCATTCTCCTTTTAATTTTTATTTTAAAATAATATATTTGTAAAATGAATAACTTTTACAAATAATAGTATAACTGTTATTGATTTATCAATTGTTTTATAATAAGAGATGTAAAACTTTTTATTTTACAAATATATTATTTTTTTTATTTCAGGAAGGAGTATTTGACATGAAAACAAATACTAAAACTAATACTTTTATCAACAACATCAAAGAAATTTTTGAGCAACAAAAAGACCTAGTAAAAGAATCTGAATGGGTTCAGTTCTTAAAAGACATTGAAGCTCACGTTTCTCAGAAAGGCAGTGGTATTGAACTCGTCAAGGCAGAAATTGTTTATGATGATGCTGCAAACAAGAGCTTGCAAAAACAGTCTCTCATTTTGGAAATTAATGCAATTTCAAAGATGGGTCAACAAATTTCATTGGTTATCAAATTGTCTTGTCATTTCTCTGATGGTAAGTTATTAATCAAGACAGCATACAAGAACCAAAATTCCTCGTATGCCCATCAATGGAGAGCCGAAGATAATTACATTTATCTGTTGAGGGAAATCGACTTCATGTCAGAAAGCCATAAAGCTATGAAGAAGCAATATAACAATTATATTGATTTCATTCAACATGATATTGATAAACTATTGGATTTTGCAGATGCACACTAATTAAAGCTTTTTTAGGAGTTTATGATGAAAGCAAAAATTACAAAAGTTTCCAAAGAAGAAAAAAGACACATTCTTCAAATGACAGACAAGGAATTGAACTATGTTCAAAAATCATTACAAAATTTTCTTGGAAGATATTTTTATAATGGTGGAAGTTTTCGAGTTTGTCGTCATGCTAAAAGAAGATTTTTTCAAAAAAATGAAGAAATCAGCCTTAGCAAAAAAGAAATTAAAATGGTCTTGCTATTTGGAAAACTGATTGAATTCAAAAAGATTACTTTCAAAAGCAATCAAACAGAACTACGTTCAGTATTCCGTCTTGATGATAAAGTTGTTGTTTACAATTTGACTGGACATGAAATTGTTACATTTTGGAAAAATGATAGTGATGATAATCATTCAACGCTAAATATTTCTAGATACACATTGTCTAGAAAACAAACCTCAAAATGTATCAATGATTTATTATCCTTTTGAATTATCTTTCATGTATATTATTGTTTAAAGAAGTCTAAAAAATAGACTTCTTTTTTCTTTGACTTATTATAACGATTGCGATATAATAGTTTCAGAAATAAAAGTAAAGTATTTTAAAAGTTAATTAATTTTTTAACTTCTTATAGGTAGTTCAAACATAGGAAAATTCCAAATGTTGTACAACTGCCTTCTGGTACAATTTATGTATATCATAGAAATCTTAAACAAGGAGAAAGACCATGAAACAAGTTGAGCGTCATTGGGTTAAAGAAGGCCATGAACTCTACGCTATTTGTGATGATTTAACTTTCAGGGCAAAGAATTTGTATAATGCCGGTTTGTACCAAGTTCGTCAGTCAATCTTTGCAAGAAACAAAAATGAAGAAGAAACCAAACCTTCTGTACTTTCTTGGGTTGAGTTAGTTTCTCAATTTAGAAAAGAGAAACAACCTGATATGTTAGCTCTCCCGTCTAAAGTAGCAACTAACATTTTAAAACTAGTTGGTTCTTCGATTAGTTCTTATTATCAACTGTTGAAGTGTTACCTTGATAAGTCTAATTTGAATGTAACCACTAAACCTAAGTTACCTCGGTATCTTCATAAGACTGATGGTCATTATATGGTAGAGTTCACAAACCAAACATTTTCTAAAAAAAGAGGAGTTAATGGTGAGTTGATTTTATGCCCTAAAGACTTACACTTAATGATTCCAACCAAGGTTGAAAATCCTAAATGTGTCCGTATCGTTCCAAAATTAGGTGCTTTCGTAATTGATGTGATTTATGAAGTCGAAGAGACACCTTTACAACATACAGGCAATTACGCAGCAATTGACTTAGGTGTAGATAATTTGGCTAGTATTACCTTTTCAAATGGAGTTCAACCTCTACTTATCAAAGGTTCTAAAATTAAAAGTCTTAATCAAGGATATAATCGACTAATTGCTAAAACACAATCTAAATTACCAACGAACCAACATTCTAGTAAGCGCATCCACCGTCTTTGGAGAAATCGTGAGAAGAAGTTACACTCAGAACTTCATCAAATCACTGCATTTCTTTCTCTTTATTTTGACGAGATGGCAATAGAAAAAGTGTTTGTTGGCAAGAACAAAGGTTGGAAACAAGGTCTTGATTTAGGACGAAAAACAAATCAATCGTTTGCACAAATCCCTTTTACAACATTTATTTCGCAGTTGACATATAAGTGTCAGTTAAGAGGTATTGAAGTTATAGAACAAGAAGAGTCTTATACTTCAAAAGCTAGTTTTATAGACCAAGATGACATTCCTGTTTATGGAGAAATTAAGACTAAACCTAATTTTTCAGGAAAGCGAGTTAGTAGAGGTTTGTATAAAACCAAACACGGTATCATTTTAAACGCAGATGTCAACGGCTCTTACAATATTTTAGTAAAAGGTCTTGCTTCATTAGGCAAAGTCTTGAGTAGGTCTCTTGTTTCGTTTCACACAAGAAGTTTGAGTGGCTTAGGTACACAATCAAACGTAAACTTAATTTCACAATATATGTAAACCTATATCTTTTAAAGAGAGGGTCTAGGGGCATAGTAGGATGCCTTTAACGAAAGTAATAGATTTATTTTTTTATTACAGAACGTTAATAAATTAAATGGAACAAAAGTTATCGTTTTTAACATTTATAACAACCATTTAAACCTATTTCGAGGATTCAGAGGAAATAGGGATATGAAGTGTTTACATTTGTAATAACCATTTAAACCTATGAGGTACAGAAAGTATGTTGTTTTTATTTAATCTAGTAATGTTTACAATTTTCTATTTGATTTTAGATTATTGTTTTGTAACAAGCGGCAAACCAGTTCTAAACAGAGTGCTAAATAGTCTGATTTTGATTCTTGGTGTTTTTGTAATGACTATTTTTGACAGGTTTTCATTACTTACGTTAGTGTTATCCTTATATGTCCTAATTCATGGATATGCAGAATTGAACAAATCAAAAGAAGACTATGATATTAAGTTTTACAAGAAAATTATAAAGTGGTCAATATTTGTTATTCTGGCATCTCTTGTATTACTTGTTCTTGGACTATAATTAATAATTAATTAAATAATATATTTATTCTTGAAAGGGGGTGGAAGAATGACCTTAAAAGAAGAATTAGAAAAACTTCTTTGCGACTACAAAGGTCAGTTAGATATTAGTAATGAGAATTCCCATAAAATAACGAGGAAATTTTCTCGAAAAATTTCTCGCTTCATCATTCAGAACATTGAAAATCTGGATGTGCTCGATTTAGAACAATTGAATGATTATCCTGAATTACGCAGAAAAATTTCTGGCAAGGCACTGATGGTCTTCAAGGTTGTTCTGAACTATGAACAAAAATGAATCAAATTAATTTTATATTCAAGGAGAATATTATTTTATGAAAAATATGGTTAAACTATCAATGGTTACATTTGCTGCTATTAGTGGACTTCTTTATTCTAGCAATGTTTTAGCTAGTGAAGTTACTAAGGAAGGTACTGAGGTTTCTGTCAAACAACCAGAAATTGATGTTACTCGTCAAGATGATACATTTTACACAAAGATTGATGTAAAGGTGTCAACAGCAATTCCAGATGATATTACCATCAATCAAGGAGACACAATGACCATGCCTTTGCCAAAAGAGCTTGAATTGGAAACAACTTATGATTTTCCAGTAAATGCTCCTGATGGCGAACCGGTAGGTCAAGCTACAGCGAACGCTACGACAAATACTGTTACTACAGTGTTCAATGATTATTTTCAAAAGAAGCCTTTGAATAAATCAATTTCATGGACTATGCGTACTCAAATCAACCGTGAAGTTGTAAAAGACGAAGGCACAATGCACCTTGATTTTAAAGGCACTGTCGTTGATGTTAAGACTGGCTCAAAAGGCGACACCAATCTCAATGAAGAATTGTATAAGTGGGGGCGACAGGACAAGGATGATGCTTCTGTAGTCCACTGGGTTGCTCGCGTAAATTATCGCAAAGCCAATCTTAAAGGTGTCCATGTTCATGATACTTGGGATTCGTCACAAGAGTATGTTCCGGGGTCAATGATTGTAAATTACCTACATTCAGCAAACCCTTGGACTCTTGCATATACTGCTGACCCAAGCTTCGTGAAAATCCGTGAAGATGGTTTTGATGCAGAAGTTGGTGATTTGGATAAGGTTATAACCTTTGAGTACAGCACGCGCTCCAAAGACCGCTCTATCATTCCTACTAACACCTTTACGGTACAAGCGCAAGATTACTTCTTGCAGCACGAAGTGAATTACAAATGGGCGGATGGCTCAGGTGAAGCGGATGGCAAAAACAAGCCGAAAGATAAGGTGAAACCAAAAGAATTCGAGCCTAAAAAGGAAGAAAAGAAAAAGACTGAAAATGTCAAGGTAACACCTAAACCTGAAGAAAAACCAAAGCCTAAAGAAGATACACCAAAACCACCAGCACCAGAGGTTGAAAAACCAAAGGCTGAACCAAAAGAAGAGCCTAAGAAACCAGAACCAAAACCTAAAGAAACTCCTAAACCAAAGGAAGAAAAACCAACACCAAAACCAGAAGTGAAAGAAACACCTAAGCCAACTGAGCCTAAGAAAGTTCTTCCTAAAACTGGTTCAGATGACCGTGTTGTAAAAATTCTTGCAGGTCTTGGATTTGGAATTCTGATTGGCGTAATTGCTTTTGTGACTGGTGGTACTAAATCTACAAAGAAAGGTTAAAAAGGGTAGATTATTGGAAGACATCCAAAAAATTAAAGCAAAAATTGAATGGCTCTTGGAAAACTTTTCTCAGAGTGAAATAGCCAAGGAGACAAATGTACCGCAATCTACCTTGTCTTACTTGAAGAAAGGTACTCGTAAAATCCGTAATCTCTCTGTTGGCACTGTTCAGGAATTAATTCAATTCTATGACAGGCATCACAAGGACAAAGAGTAATGCGTGGATTTATGAATGTACACGGATATATCAAAATCAGGCTGGATAATACATCTTATTATCCGCCTGTTTCTGGTAGTCAAGACCAGAAAGGATATATTCGCCAAGGATTGCAATTAAGTCGTGATTACTCTGGTAATTATCGTATTTTTGATAGTCAAAACCGTCTATTAGGAGAAATACCTAAACGACTTTCAAAACTATATCACCTTTCTGAAATTCTCTACAACAAAAGCTTTGAAAGGCTTGCTATTCGTTATGAGACAGAAAGAGATAGTTACCAAGGTTTTCTTTTTATTGATTGTTATTAGAAATAAAACGAAAAGACCTCTTGATTACAAGGGTCTTTTTTATTTTTCTGAATTGTTTTATAATATACTCTGTAAAAGATTCATTTTACAAAAGCATATTATTTTATAAAAAAGGAGTATTAACATGGGTATTGATACAAATGTTAAGATTGTTGGTAAGTTGGATGTTGACCAACTTGTTACTTTTATCAAAGAAGAAATTTCTGAGAGCATCACAATTAGTATTGAAGAAGAAGAACAATTCTTTGACACTAGAAGTGATATTGTATTTTTGGGTATTGATGGCATTGAAAAAAGGGATGTGGGATGGATTCACATTTCCTATAACGGAAAAAATCGAAGCATTTTTTATCTTTACAAAGACACCTTTTGGTTTAGTCCGCAAGATATTGCATCTAATATCAAAAATGGAACTCCAGAACTGAATGGCCTTTATACTTATCTTTCTCTTGGATTTGATTCGGATGCGGTTGAAATCATGACAAAGATTGCCAAGAAGTTTGGTGGTTATCTTGATGAGCAAGACACTGACAACATTCCTTACAAGAAAGTTGAATAATTTTCCTATTTCTAAATGTCTGAAGTTAATTCAGGCATTTTTTGTTTTGTTCTGTTTATATGGCTTATAATAAAATATTGTATTTTTTAATTTTATGATATTATTTCAATTTTAACCAACATCACACAATTTCCCCACCTCTTAGGTGCTGGGATGTAAGTGCATTGACCTGAGCAAGTCTTTGACTTGCTTTTTAGTTTGTGTTATTCTAGGCTTAGTTATAAAAAAGGATAAAAAAGAAATGACAGAAATTAGGAAAAAGTCTTACAAATTTAGGTTGTATCCAACGGAAGAACAAAAGGTATTGTTCTCAAAAACCTTTGGCTGCTCTCGTTTTATTTGGAATCAGATGTTGGCTGACAAAATAGCCTATTATAAGGAGACGGGTCAAACTTTGAAGAATACACCTGCCCAATACAAGAAGGAGTTCCCTTGGCTGAAAGAAGTGGATAGTTTTGCGCTTTGCAATGTCCAATTGAATTTACAAAAGGCCTACAAATCTTTCTTTCAATCAGGCTTTGGATTTCCTAAATTCAAATCTAAGAAAAAAGCTTACAAACAATCTTACAAAACCAATAATAATCATGGAAACATTGAACTTTGTGATGGTAAAATTAAGCTTCCAAAGGTTGGTTGGGTTCGTTTGAAGCAGCATAGAAAACTAAAAGGCCTTATTAAAGGTGCTACGATTTCAAAGACTACAACCGGGAAGTATTTCATCTCTATTTTATGTGAGACGGACATTCCGTCCTATCCCAAAACAAAATCCAGCATTGGTATTGATTTGGGGTTAGAACATTTTGCTATTTTATCTATTGGAGAAAAGATTGAGAATCCTAGATTTTTAATTTCAGCTTCTAAAAAATTAAGGAGAGAGCAGAAAATATTGTCTCGTAGAGGGTTGTTAGCCAAACAGAAAGGTAAAAGTTTAAATGACTGTATAAATTACCAAAAGCAACGAATGAAAGTTGCCAAGATTCATGAGAGAATAACTAATAGACGTAAAGATTTTCTTAATAAATTAAGTACAAGTATTATCAAGAACCACGATAGGATTTGTATGGAAGACTTAGCGAGTAAAAATCTTATGAAAAATCGTAAATTAGCTAAATCTATAGCAGATGTTTCTTGGGCAGAATTTGTGAGGATGTTGGAATATAAGGCGGATTGGTACGAAAAACAAGTATCAAAGATTAGCCGCTGGTTTCCATCTTCTCAAATTTGTTCAAATTGTGGTTTCAATTCCGGTAAAAAAGCCCTACACATTCGTGAGTGGGCTTGTGAGAGTTGCGGCTCACATCATGATAGAGACCTCAACGCCAGCATTAACATCCTAAATGAAGGTTTGAAAATATTAGCTTAATTTAATTAATATAGAACTGTAGGAACTACAGGGATAGCTTGGTATATATTAATGTAACCTCTGTTAATTTATCAATAAATTAATAAGTCTGCATTTTACCCAAGAAGCTCCCACCTCTAAACGTTAGTGTAGGTGGGAGCGGTTCACAGAATTTTTCTTTTGATGAAGCAAAAATAAAGTCTTAGAATACGTTCAAAGTATGAAAATTTTCTTCTACAATGACAATTACTATGAAGCAGCGTTAAAATCTGTAGAAGAGTTGACTCCTAAGAATAATGTTCTACGATTGGAAGGGCCAATGAATTACAAACCATGCATCAAAATTGTAAAAGATAAAAGAAAACAGAATCCTTTTAGAAAACCAAAACACTCATAACGAGTGTTTTTTTATGTTATAATATTACTTGTAATCATTTTTACAAATATTATTTAATTTTATAAAAAGGAGAAAACAAAAATGGAAAATGTTACAACAAATGTTAAAATTGTAGGTGAGCTGCCATTTCAAAGATTGGTAAATTTCTTTCTTTGGAATATTGATGAGAAAGCTGAGCATGACTTTAATGTTGTTGAAGAAAAGTATGACCCATCAACACATAAAGATGTTAGTTTTGAAACAGGAAAAGAAACTGACACCTTGAAAACCGTATCAGGTTTTGTAAAATTCACCTACAAAGGAGAGACTGGCTCGGTTTCTTATAATTACAGAAATCACTTGAAGTTTGACAAAAAAGACTTGTTTGACAATGTAATTAATGAAACACACAGACTTAATCTTTTCCCTACAACAAACATCTGGATGGATTACTCTTCCGTTTCAATCATGGTCATGAAAAAACTTGCCAGTTTTTTTGCAGAAAATATAAAAAACTTTGAAGGATATATTGACTTGAAGAGTGATGACAAAGTTTGGTATCAAAAAATTGACACTAAAAAAATTGCCAAAGAAACTCAGGACTCATTGACTCTTTTCATTGATGACATTGAAGTCTACTCTAGTCCCAGTTGGTTTGATATGGAAGAGAGGATTATAGATTTTTTAGATAGTTTACACCCTTATTTTAAAGATGAATATGAGTATCTTCGTTATCGTGAGTTTGCCTCGCTTTTTGAAACGAAAGAAGGCCGGTACATTGAAAGCCTGAGTCTTGATTACCGTCCTCACATTAAGGTTGTTCACAAATGTTTCTAAAACTAAATTTTTAAAAAACACTCTTTATGGGTGTTTTTTTGTTTTATAATATTACCTGTAATCATTTTTATAAATATTATTTAAAAAATAAAAAAGGAGAAAACAAAAATGAAAAAACGCATTAGTTTGTACAACATGAAAAAAGCGGGGGAACATGTTGCACCTCTACTTAAAAAATCAGACATGACTTATGAAGAGCTGTATACTTCTCGTCATGAAATCGAGGAAGCTGCTTTCAACTTCATTGAAGAAAATAAGATGGAATCTGGAGATAATCTGATTTTGCTTATTAATGAAACTGAGCTTTATTTTGTTGCCGGTATTGTTCGTGCTTGCTTTTCAAAAAATATTTGCTTAACCGTTGTGTCATTTGAGGATTTTGTTGACAATAACAAAGGGATTTGGAGCATTGAAAATTACTTCGTCTCAGAACAACAAAAAGAAGAGGATATTGATGGGTGTGATGAATATCCGATTTATAGTGAAGATGAATCGAAGACATATCCATGCCTTGTTGAACTAAAAAACGGTAGCAACGGAATCTTCGACCAAACTTTCTCAACAGAATCTGACAATGAAGAAAATTGTCATGCTACAGGTTATGAACTTCGTAACTCAGATGATTGTAGTGACTGGTGGCTTGAATTTGAAGATAGTCACGGCAAACTGCATTATGGTAGATAATACCGAAAATCAAACACTCTTATTAAGAGTGTTTTTTTGTTTGCAGTTATTCTATTATTTAAGTTTATTTTTAGCTTAAATTATGGTAAAATATAAAGAAATAACAAGACAAAGAAACCACTAGGAGACAATAATGATAACAGCACAAAAATTCTTTGATTTCTATAAGAAAAAGGCTAACATGGACTTGATACAAGTTGCTAATAAATTAAATATAAAATTTGATTTTTCTGATGCTGGACAACTGAGAAATTCAGTTCTTTTTATGCTGCAAAAACCAGAAAATGATGACTATAACAACTATGAAATCGTTGATGACCAAGAAGTGCTTAAAAATTTTCTTTTGCGGATGCAATCCATTTACAAAATCATTCAGGATAATCCAAGTATAATTGATGGCATTAACATCAAAAATGACAATGTTGATGAACGTTTCTTACATATCAAACTTACCTATGACCACAGAGAAAGACCATACATAAAAATAGACACTCTATTTTGTACTAATATTGGAAGTTTGTATACAGCAGATGATGGTGTTTTTAAACTAGAATTGCAATCAAATCAAAGCAATTCTCAACGTTATATATTCTTTGATGAAGATAACAGCCGTATTTCATTTAAGACAAAACAAAAGCAGCAGACATTTTCAGACACATTGGCTTATGATGGCTTATCAACATATCTGATTAAAGATTTTCCTTATCCAAACTTAAAAGAGTTTTCCTGTCTTAAAGAACATCAGGAAGAACTTGTGAAACTATCAAGGCAAAACATTGAATTCTTGTATAGAGATGGCTCAGGAGCAAGGCTTAATACGACCTTGACTATGGAAGACTTGCATCAGGCAGGTCTAAAAAGAAAAACAAGTAAAAGGGATATTTTTAAGAGAAAATACAGTCAATTCTCGAAATTTTCCCCACTCATTTCAGATAGAAATATAGAGCAAATTCCAACTACAGACCTCTATTATTTGTTTAAAATTTGGTTGATTTTAGATAAAGAAGAATGGCCTCGATTTTATGGTTGGTATAGAACGCATGGTCAGGGGAAAGCTTCTATTTATGACAAAGTGTTCAATGAAGTATTTAATCATCCAAGGAGAATAACAGAATATGACTGGTTGAGCAACTATTACAAAGATAAGTATTCTGATGATGAGCGCCTTACTTATAAAACAACAAAATTTGCAATGAAACTAAAAAATCTCAAGTTGTTTTATAAGAAAATACCAGCAAACTATAAAACCCTTGACCTTATGTTGGAAGATGCTAATAAAGTTCGAGATGTGATTGAGTTTAGAGCTGCAATTAGAAAATTGAAGCAAATCATCAAGAAGAAGGAAAACAAAAAATTCAATTATTCCAAGGTGGCCATGCCAAATGAAACTAAAGATGTACTAGAAGAATTTTCTCAGTACAAACCTATCACAATCCATCAATGCCCAAAAGAAATATTGGACTTGATTAAATGTGATTACACTGGGAACTTTGATAACCTTAATTATGAAATCAACAGGCAATATGCAAACGAGGAACGCAAACACAAACAAAAGACAAAGGATGTGCCCATTTTCCTCAGTTACAATAAAGACAATCAAACTCTCTTTTGTCTTTGTACATTGCAAGTTCGATACAGTGGAAACGATATGGACACTAAAACTCATTTCAATATCTCAACCCAATACTTTACACCAGATAAAGCATCAAAAGATTCTATCATGGAGTACAAAGCAAAATTCGAGAAGATAAAATCATTTATCCAAAATTACATTGTAGACAAATATGGATATGATGTATACCTGAACTGAACTAAACTAAAATCAAATAAAGGCCTTGTTATTTCAAGGTCTTTTGCTTATAATAATGAATGTAAAAATTAATTTTACAATAAAATATTTATTTTTTTAAAAAAGGAGAAAAGTATGGCAACTTTTTTAGCAACAGTTGAAGGATTGAAATTCCTCAAAAACTCAATGGACAGTCTCACGGCAGAAACAACCAAAGCTGGCAAGGACACAGTTCTACGTTTCCATAACACTGACGAACGTTTCAAGAATATTCTAAAATTCTTGCTAAATAATGATATTACTACAGGAATTTCAGCAAAAAAACTAGAACGCAGGAAGTCGTTCAGTGATGATATTCATGAAGAAAATTCTGGTCAAGAAATCACTAATCTTTTAAGTTTATTGGATTATCTCAAAGTGAATAATACTGGCCGAGATGCTGATATTCGTGTTGTCCATCAATATATTCAAAGTCAACCAAAAGAACTTCATGACTTCATTGAAAAGGTGGTTACAAAATCACTTAAATTGGGAGTCACAGCCAAAACGGTCAATGCTGTTTATGGCGAAGGATTTATTCCCGTTTTTGAAGTACAACTGGCTAAATCAATTGATAAGCTAGACTCAGAAAAACTTAAAGGTCTTCTAGGTTTCATCACACTGAAGCTAGATGGCCATAGAACACTGGCTCAGGTTTCTTTTGATGAATTGAATGGAATTGGTGGCCGTATTAACGTGAGTTTCTTTACCCGGCAGGGAAAACCAGTTACAGGGATGACAGATGTTGCAACAAGCATCATTAATTCTTTTGACTGGAATAAACTAGCTAAAGTATACCCGGAAGGACTTTTCTTAGATGGTGAAATCCTGATTACAGAATCAGAAAAACCAAAAGAAGAATGGTTTAACGAAACTTCTAAAATCATCCGAAAAGATGGTGAAAAATCTAATCTGACTTATCATGTGTTTGATATTGTTGGTGTGGATGAATTCTTCCAAGATAAGAAGTCTATCCTTACTTATAAAGACCGGCGGAACATGTTAAATGATGTTTTCTTGAATGTTCCTGATGTAACAGGCATTGAACTTGTTCCTGTCCTTATGGAGACTGAGGATGTCTATAATGACCTAGAGGCTATCTACAAACTCTTTGATGAGCAGGTAGCTCTAGGAGAAGAAGGCCTGATGCTAAATCTTGATACACCTTATGAATGTAAACGTCATAATGGTCTACTGAAGATTAAGCCAACTAAATCGGCCGACCTTGAAATCATTGGATTTGAACCCGGCGCTCCATATACCAAGTATGAAAATACTCTAGGGGCATTGATTATGGATTTTGAAGGTGTTCCTGTCAAGTTTGGTTCTGGACTTACAGATGAGCTTCGAGATGAAATCTGGAATAACCAAGATAAGTACCTTGGAGCTATTGGAGAAATTCAATATACTTCTTACAGCAAAAATCAAAACAATGACGAAATCAGTTTGCGTTTCCCTCGTTTTAAAGGAATTCGTAGTGATAAATCTGTTGAAGATGTAAATATTGAATAATTAAATAAATTCAATCAAAAAAGACTAGAAAACAATTCTGGTCTTTTTGTTTTCTTCACTACATCCTTGGCATATTTAAGTTCTTTATGTTATTATAAATGTAACTCATATACCATGATGTATAAGGAGTTTCTAAAGGCGTTTCTTGTATTGAGAAGCGCCTTTTTGTTTTGATTATTTTATAAACCGTTTCTTGTTGAGTTGATTGTATATAAAAATGTTTTATACTATATCTTGTAACTGTTTTTCCAGTTACAAAAGCAAATACTAATCTAATGTAATATGAAGAAAGGAGACTTTTATATGAATATAAAAACGAAGTCTTTGAAAACTAAACTAGTTACTGCTGCAAGTGTGGCCGGATTGGCCCTTAATTTGGCCTCTGCCGTGCCTGTTTTAGCAAGCGAGACCAAACCATCCACTTATGATGTAAATACGACTATGGGCTATTCGGGGCCGCCAGAAGCTGCTTTCAGGAAGTGGCAAGAAAAACCAGTTAAACCAACTGTTATTAAAGGCGTAAATGATAATATTGCTTATTATGGCTATGTTGATGGTTCTGGTTATTGGCGATATTATACAGATGGTTATGGAAACTATATGTATCTGTATAACGGATATTATTATTACTACTAATTAATCAAATAAACTAAAAAAGGCTAGGATTTAATTTAAACCCTAGTCTTTTTTAATATTATTTGTCAGCAGAAGCAATATCTTCAGCTTCAATTACAGGTTGTTCATCTTGCTTCAGCTTATTGACAGTCATATTAACACCTAAAGCACCAGTCAGCAATTGGCGAATGTCAAATCCTGCCCCCTGTGACACTTGGTCAATAGTCTGCATAATATCACCAACCATTCTAGAAGCATTGCCCTCACCATACATGGTGATTTTATCCACTTTAGTAAGAGGCTCCGCTACGGCGCGTGCGATTTCAGGAAGTTTGTCAACAACCATTTCAGTAATTGCAGCTTCCTGCATTTTCTTCATAGCTTCCGCTTTCTTATCTAGACCTTGTGCTTCTGCTTCAAGTTTCAATCGAATAGCTTCAGCCTCGGCACGTCCTTTAGCTTCAATAGCTT